GGTGCAAGCAGTTCCTCTTGCAGTCTGTTCCGCGCTTCGCCTTCGGGGATGTCGATGGCCACAAGGCCGCGCTCGAAGCATTCCCTGGCGAAGTACCACATTTGTGAGCGTAAATTATTAAACTCTATATCTTCGGGGATGTGCGGAACATCTTCGACCGGTGCCGCGCCGGATATAATCTTTTGTATTTCGTACACCATCGCTATGTTATTATAGCAACCAGCGCCGACGCCGACGGCATCGATGCCCACATTTTCGGCCGGAATCCCGTTGTCGGTTATGATCTTGATTGCATGGGACGCAAGCAACGCCATATCCTGGAAGTCTGTCTCGATAGTTTCCACCAGGCATAACCCCTTGAATCGTTGCATTACTTCGGCGTCGGGCCCTGTCCATGCCGGATCGATGCCGAGTCGTTGCCGACCATCGTCAACGCTCTCTCGATCCCGATCGAAGGCGGCCTTTAACCATTCCCATTTTATAAGTTGATCCGGCGCATCATCTGAGACCAGCTTGCCGAATTCATATATCGCTTGTTGTGTTCCGCCCTGGCGCCGGAACACCTTAACGTATTCTTCGCCGATGAACTGGCGGGCATCGCGCCAGGTTGTATGCTGGACGTATACGTCGTCGAACTCTCGATGATTACGTTCGGGTAGATCCGCTTCGGCCACTCCAAAGTATCTGAAGATACGCCGCGCGGCAAGCACCGGATTGAATAGGATTGTCAGCTGCTCGAATTGGACGCCGCGACCACGGCGATCGACTTCGTACAGATCGCCTTCGGTTAACTCGGTACCTTCTTCGACAACGATGCGCGTCGGATTCGTTACCGATTTTAGTTTCTCGGTATCGTCCAGACCGACGAACCACGCCAGCGCGTCGCCACACTCGATCGTCATATCTGACTTGTTGACATTGAAGAACGGCGACCAATTCTGTGAGAGGATTATATCGCGGCATAACTGGAAGCAGGATCTGCGGTGTGTGTCTTTTGTTTTTCGAAGGAATAACGTTCGTGGGGATCGGTCGTACAGAAGGCCGACTTCTTTTTGATGTGCAAACGTAGATTTGCTCGAGCCCGCGCCGCCGTACAACAGGACGTTGCGTTTCTTCGTTTTCATGGCGGGCTGATATGCTCGAACAACTTTGTTGAGCGACAACATAAACGCGAATCTTTCGATTGCAATGCATCGTTAAACGTGTGATCGATATTATTTTAATAAATACCGTTATCGAATTATGTCAAGAAATAATATCGGCGGCGGTGTTTCAGACCGTATCCGTCCCGACTATGAACGACAGTTGATTCGGATCCGAGAAACCTATCGCGCTCTGGACGCCGTCCTCGGTACGGGCGCGCTCGAGCGTACCGAGGACGGCCCGCAGTAGCATTGTCTCATCTTCGGCCCGCTGAAGCGATATCTTGCCGGCGCGGATCAAGCGAGGATGGGCGCCTGTGCGATTGCGGATAAGCATGCCCACGTATTTGATCTGGTTTTCAATCGTCGTTTTTATCGTCTGGATCCTTTCGTTTAATGCGGCACGAACGATCGCATCGACTGGATATGAAGTCGTTGTTCGCGTTCAATCAATCGCCAGAACTTCAACCGCGCAACGTCCCAATCAAGGCCGAAGGCGTCGCCTATCTTTCGCCACAACGCGCCGAGAACGCCGGTACGATGGTTCCCGAAGGCGGCATAATGACGATAAACACCGGAT